TGTATCTCCACTTGGTAACTTTATGTCATGGCCATCAGAAGTATTTAGAACAGGTGCAGGTATATTTAGACAGATAATAAAAGATATAAAAGATCCGGTAACAGGTAAAATAAATCCAATAACAAGTACAAACCCTATGAAAGCAGAAGGTATGAAAAGACTTGTAGGTACAACGCTTGCTATGGGTGTAATTCCATACAGTTTAATAAAAGGATCTCAAGCAATTTACGGAGTAACACAAGAAGAAGCAGATGCAGCAAGAGACTTTGTTGCACCATGGTCGAAAAATTCACAATTAATATTTGTTAAAGATCCAGATACAGGTGAGTTGTATTATACAGACTGGTCTAAGAACAATGTGTACGATACACTTACAAGACCATTTCAAAGTTTACTTACAAATATACAACAAGGTATAGAAGATGAAGAAGTATTGTTAAAAGGTTTCATAGAAGGAATTGGAAAAGCTGCAGGTGAAACAGCATCACCATTTATATCAGAGTCTATTTATTCAGAGGCATTTGCAGATATTATGTTAAGAGGTGGTAGAACTAGAGAAGGTCAAGAACTTTGGACAGACACAACACCGCTTGGTGAACAAGTGCAAATTGCAATGGCTCACGTGATTAAAACATTAAAACCTACAACAGCGCCTTTTGAAAGAACAATAAAAGGTGCAAGAGGTATACCAGGTAAAGGTCCTACGATGTATGAAGTTCCAAAAGAGCTTGCAGGTATCTTTGGTTTTAGATTAGAAAAGGTTGATCCAGAAAAAGCATTAGGATTTTATTTATATGATCTTAGACAAGGTCAATCAGAAGCAACTAAATTATTTACCGGTGGTAAGTTTGGTGTGTTATCTGGTGAACCTAAAACACCAAAAGATGTAATTGAAAGATACTTTGTTGCAAACAAAGCATTGTTTGATGTTAGAAAAGAAGCACAAACACATCTGTTAAATGCTATGAAGTTAGGTGTTAATCCAAACAAACTAGAAGAGATATTTGAAAAGAGAGGTATACCAACTGGA